AGGACTTCACGAAGCTTGCGCAGGAGGCCGAGGATGCGGACGTGGCGCTCGTCTGCGTCCGGGACAACCTGGACATGAGCACACCGGTCGGCCGGTTCGTGGCGCAGATCCTTGCGGCGTTCGCTGAGATGGAGCTGGCGACGATCACGGAACGGATCCGGATCCACAAGGCGGCCGCCCGGGAGGCCGGCCGGTGGTTGGGCGGCCCGACGCCGTTCGGCTTCAGGAACGACGGCGGCACGCTGGTCGTGGACGACGAGCAGGCGGAGCTGGTCCGCCAGGCTGCGATGCTGCGCGCGGATGGGGCGACGATGGGCCAGCTGGTGCGCTGGTTCGCGGAGCGTGTCCCTGGGCGGCGTTGGACGCCGCGCGGCGTGCGCTTGGTGATGACCCGGGACCGGCTGCGCGGCACGGTGTTCCCGCCCGCCGAGTATGAGCGGGTGCGGCTGCTGTTCCAGCCTCAGGAGCGGTCGGAGTGGCAGGCGCGTGAGGCGCGGCTGTTGTCTGGGTTGCTGCGGTGCGCGTCGTGCGGCGGGACGCTGGTGGTTCAGAAGCGGGCGAATGGGACGCCGGGCTACCGGTGTACGTCGAAGCGGTGCCCGGCGCGGGTGATCGTGTCGGGGCTTCAGGTCGAGGAGTATGTGGAGCGGCAGTTCCTGGAGGTGATCGGTCCGCAGGCGGAGACGCGGATCCGCGCGGTCGCTGACGTGAACGATGAGCGGGCGGCGGAGCTGCGCCTGGAGTTGCGGCAGATCCGGGAGGCGCTGCTGGACGCCGACGATGATCGGGCGGATAAGTTGGTGGCGCGGCGGCGTGAGCTGCGCGCCGAGTTGGAGCGTCTGGAGTCGCTGCCGCGCATGGCGTCGGTGGTTGAGGAGACGGGGTTCACGTACGCCGAGGCGTGGGCGGTGGGTGATGTGGCGGAGCGTCGGCGGCTGCTGCGACGGTTCTGGCCGGGCCGGGTGACGGTCGGGCAGGCGGGCGCCCCGGGCCGACGTTCGTTCGACCCGGGGCGGGTGTGGCCGCAGCCGCTGTTCGACTAGCGCGACCTCCTCCCCCGGCGCGCGCCTTGTCGCTGTCCACCGCTCCGGCGCGTGGGCCTACTCCATGCCTTCCCTGAACTTCGCGGCCCCCGTGTCCTCCTCGCGATCCGGTCCGCGATCTCCTGGGCGACGTCGCCCAGCTGGTATCCGCCGATCGGTCCGGTCCGAACCCACACGCCGAACCGCAGACCCAGCTGGGCGGCCTGGAAGGCGGTGAGCACGGGCGGGAAGCCTTCGGCCCGCGCCTGCCGGGCGACGTCCGCGGCGCTCACCGGACGGCCTCCTTCAGAATCGCCTCCGCGAGCAGCGGTGGGATGGCGTTGCCGATCTGCTGGAACTGCTTGGACTTGGTCCCCTGCCACGGATAGTCAGCGGGGAAGGTCTGCAAGATCGCAGCATCTTCGACGCTGACCCGTACGCTCTGGTCCTTGTACCCCTCGGGGTAGGCGTAGTAGTTCCCCTTGCCGGTCACCGTGGCAGCAGGCTCCTCAATCGGGCGGTGAACTGGCCCGGTCACCCCTGACGGGCTTGCCAGCCAGCGACGCTCACCGAAGTCCTTGCTGCCCGTGGTGGTCGGTGCCGGTTCGTCCTCGTTGCGCACAGTGCCGTTCGGTCGCAAGTAGTTCGTGGTGACCCACCGACCGGCCTCAATCCCCCTGCGCATCGACTTCCTCGCACCGTTATCGAACGGCTCGGCACCGCCCCTTCCCGTGCCTCCACCAGTGGCCGTCATGGAGGGTCGGTGGGTCATCCCCCTACCCAGGGCCTCGGCCATGCTGACCCACTTCTGCACACCCTCGTCCAGTTTCTCCGGGGTGCGGTTGTAGTACTTGCTGTGAGTCGGTGTCGGCAGGCTCACCTCGTGTTCGAGATTGGCGATCAGGATTGCACGACGCCTTGTCTGGGGTACCCCGTACTGCTCGGCGTTCAAGAGGTGCAGAAGAAGATCCCCTATGTCGACGGGTATCGCTGCGTGCAGCACGCCGGAGACAAGCGATGGAGCATCAACCTGCACTGGCAGAAGATCCCCCCGTGCACTGGCACCGGGGCAGGTTGTGGCGGTGGCGGTGGTGGCTCGGGTAGTTGGGTTGTGAAGGGCTACGCTGCCTAGCATGTGGCGGGGTGACGCGATCGAGGAACAGCTCAGCAACGAGCTGGAGGCGCACTGGCACGAATGGCGCATGACCGGCATGGGTCAGGTGGTCGATAAGTCGGTGGTCTGGGTCGCAGCGGATACCGTTCCGCATCCTGATCTCCTCGCCTGGTGCGAGAAGTACGACTTCACCTTGGAGCACGACCCGCCAGTAGAGGCGTAGTCACAAGAGAAGGCCCCGGCCCGGATTGATTCCGAGCTGGGGTCTCTTTGGTGGGAGACCCGCTCGGTATCCGGGCGTACGCCGCGCCACAGGCGCAAGCCTAGCGCGATTATTTCCACACAAAATCAAGCCGCTGTGCTCCCTGGTGTAGTGGTAGCACGCCTGACTCTGGATCAGGTAGCCGAGGTTCGACCCCTCGGGGAGCAGCTTCGGTGATGAGCCCCTGGCCCTCGCGGCCCGGGGCTTTTTCTGTGCCCTGGGAGAGGCGGTGAGCCTGGCGGTGAGCGACATTCTCTACGGCCTGACTTCCGCGGACGTGACGACGGACAGCGCCGGTAACGTCCTCTCGGGCCGTAATCGCCACGGTTTACACGTCATTCTCCGGGGCGACCGTCTACTCGGCTACGAAAGCGGTGGCCCCTGGCCTTGTGCCTGGGTCCACGACCGGCGGGCTTGTCACGTCCGATTCGATGGGGCGGATCGCGTTCTTCGCGGACTCCTCCGCTGGCACCCTTTGGTTGGACTTCGGTTCCGGGGACCGGTGGCCGGTCAACCCGCTGAACTACGACGCGCGGATCGCGGCCGAGGTCGAGGCTGGGGTGGCTGCGGCGACGGCGGACACGCTGAGCGCGGTGGACCGCAGTAAGGACGCCCCGGCTCTGGGCCTGTACTTCCCGGAGGCGCACGGCGCGGTCGGTGATGGGGTGACTGACGATCGGGCTGCGATCGTGGCGGCGTTGGACGCTGCCGCGTCGGGCGGCGGCCGGGTGGATATCCAGAAGGTTCACGCGATCTCGGCTCCGATCGTGCTCCCGCCGAACGTGATCCTGTCCGGCTTCGGAACGTTGAGGGCGACCGCCTCTATGGCGCGGATGCTGGACTTTGGCGGCAAGGCGTTGCTGACTGGCGTCACGCTCGACGCGAACGGGCTGGTCACCTCGGGCATCGTCCGGGTGGGGACGAGCAGCGTGGCGGCGGACGGGTCGCGGATTCGCGGTGTCCGGTTGCAGGACTCCCGGGTCGCGTTGCAGGGCATCGTCGTGTCCGGTAGCACCGACGTGGAGGTTGACGCGAGCCTGTTCGTTGGATGCGCGACGGCGGTCCAGGTGTCGGGGACAAATGCTCGGATCCGGGTCACCGGCAACCAGATCCTGGAGTGGTCGCAGCGTGGCATCTACGTGATCGGGGATGCCTCCAACAAGAGTTCCGACGTTCTGATCGCACGCAATCGGATCACGGACTTGATGCCGGGCGGTTCGTCCCGGTACCCGATCCGAGTGCAGGGCGGCGACGATGACTTGTTCCGGCACACGGACGTGCAGGTGCTGGACAACTTCGTGCAGGGGCCGGGCACGTCGTACAACGACCCGACGGTTCCGGGCACGGCAGACCAGTTGTCCTTCGCTCGGGTGCGTGGCCTGATCGTGGCGAACAACACGTCCCTGGACGGCGGCGACGCCGGGATGACGATTGAGTCGCAGTGCGAAGACGTGACGGTGAACGGCAACCTGATCAAGCGTTCTGACTCGGCGGGCCTGTACTTGGGCGCGAACTCGTCCACGTTCGTGCGGCGGGTGGCCTGCACCGGCAACACGATCATCGACGCCGGGCAGAACCGCGCCGGGGACCGGCTGACGCTGACGGCGATCAACGCCGGGAAGCTGTCTTATTCGGCTATCTCCGGGAACGTCCTCGGGAACAGCAGCGGCTCCACGCCGACGCAGTACGGGGTCGTCTTCAACAACTGCTCCAACGTGACCGTTGGCCCGAACACGAACGCCTCGCTGGGTACGGCGCTGTACTCGGTGGGCTCCGGCAACTCGGGCCTCATGCAGGCATCGGTTTCTGCGCTGACCTGACGAGAGGCGGTGAGCTGAATGGGTGCGATCGCTACGGCCGCGGCGAACGACGACACCGAAGGGATGCTCGTCGCCATGCGGGACCGGCTCGCGAAGGCCCTCGATGACGGGGTGCCGGCCCGTGAGCTGGCGAGCGTGTCGAAGCGCCTGGTCGAGATTCACAAGGACCTGGAGGCGCTGCGCGCTGCGAAGCAGCAGGCGGCCGACGAGAAGTCGGACGCTGAGGTCGAGGACTTCTAGTGGCGCTGGACTCGGCGCCGGTCCGGGTCAACGCCCGCCCCGGGATGCTGGTCGAGGCGCGGCATGTCGTTCTGCCGGACGGCGCTACGAAGACTCTCGGCGGTCGATTCATCGACTCGGTGGGCAAGCTTGGGATCCGCTACGACCGCTGGCAGGAGGATCTGATCCGGTCGCTCTCCGCGATGCGGGGCGAGAAGTGGGCGGCGCGGACGGCGGTTATCTCGATTCCCCGCCAGGTCGGGAAGACGTTCCTGGTGGGCACGCTGGCGTTCGCCCGCTGTCGCGAGACGCCGGGCCTGACGGTTGTGTGGACGGCGCACCGGTTCAAGGTGGCACGGGAGACGTTCCAGTTCTTGCGGGGCCTGGCGATGCTGCCGAACTCGGGCGTCCCGTCTGAGGACTACATCACGACGGCGGCGGGCAACGAGACGATCCGGTTCAACAACGGGTCGCGGATCGTTTTCGCCGCGCGTGAGCGGGGCGCGATCCGTGGCTTCTCCAATGTCGGCCTGCTGGTGCTGGACGAGGCGCAGATCTTGACGGACTCCGCGCTGGGTGACCTGAAGCCGATCACGAACCGGGCGAGCAACCCGCAGACGATAATGATGGGCACCCCGCCGCGGCCGCAGGATCCGGGGGAGGCGTTCACGCGGCTGCGGAAGGCGGCTCTGGAGGGTGTCAGCGGCCGGTCGTTCTACGTCGAGTTCTCCGCGGATCGTGACGCCGAGTCGGACGACCGCCGGGCATGGCGCGACGCGAACCCGTCCTACCCGCAGCACACGCCGGACGAGGCGCTGGAGGATCTGCTGACCTCGCTGGCCCCGGATGACTTCCGGCGTGAGGTGTTGGGGATCTGGGATGACGACGGCGCTCAGTGGGTGATCCCGGCGGACGCCTGGGAGGCGGCCGTGGATACGAGGGGGCGCGATATGTCGCTGCCTGTCGCGTTCGGTATCGACGTTTCTCCGAGCCGGTCGAGTGCTGCGATTGCGGCCGCGTACATCTTGGACGACGAGACGTGGCGGGTTGAGGTTGTGAGGACCGGCCTGGGCACGGACTGGATCGTGCCGTGGTTGAGCGATCCGGCGCGGGTGGTTCAGCCGCTGGTGACGGCGCTGGACGCTGGCGGCCCGGCGGGCTCGCTGGTTCAGGATCTGGTGGCTGCTCGGGTGCGTCCGCTGTTGAAGTGTTCGGCCGCCGACCTGAAGGCGGCTTGCGGTCAGTTCTACGACGGCATCATGTCGGGCTCGTTGAAGCACCTTGGGGATCCGGTGCTGACGGAGGCGCTGGCTGGCGCTGAGCGTCGGCAGCTCCTGGACGCGTGGGCGTGGTCTCGGAAGGACTCTGGGGCGGACATTACCCCGCTTGTCGCAGCGACGTTGGCCGCCTACGGCCTCTCGGCCAAGCGGCGTCGCGCTACTGGTGCGCGGCCTAATCGTGGATTGGTGGTGATGCGGTGATGCAGCAGGCGTTGCCTTTGGCGCTGGACCTGCCGCAGCTGTTCCCGTCTGAGCTGACCGAGGCGAATCTGCTCTGGAAGCAGTACAACGACAAGCTGCCGAAGAACCTCCTGCGCGAGCAGTACTACGACGCCAAGAACCTGTTCAAGAACCTTGGCATCGCGGTCCCGCCGGAATTTGAGCAGCTGGATTGGGTGCTCGGCTGGCCTGCGAAGGCGGTCGACAAGCTGGCTGCCCGGATCCGGCATGAGGGTTTCGACGTGCCGGGCGGCAACGTCTCGGCTGTCGAGGACATTTGGGCCGAGAACAAGATGGATCTCGGCCTGCGGCAGGGCATCACGTCGATGCTGGTCCACTCCTGCTCATTCTTGGCGGTTACGCAGGGCGACACGAGCCGTGGTGAGCCGGACGTGCTGCTGAGCCTCGGGTCGGCGTTGAACAGCACGGGCATTTGGGACCCGCGGCTGCGGGCGCTCCGGTCGGCTCTGATGGTGACGGCGACGGACGACTACGGCGCGGCCCTGGAGCTGGCGCTGTTCTTCCCGTGGGTGACGATCCGGGCGTGGCGTTCTTCGCGCGACACGGCGTGGCTGGTGTGGCGGATCCCGAATCCGACCGGTCGTGTCCTGGTCGAGCCGCTGGTGTTCAAGCCGAGGATCGAGCGGCCGTTCGGCTATTCGCGGATCACCCGCGCGGTGCGGTCGATCACCGACAACGCTCTGCGCACGGTAGTACGCGGCGAGCTGTCCGCTGAGTTCTTCAGCGCCCCGCAGCGGTACTTGATGGGCGCCGACGAGGCGATGTTCAAGGACAGCGACGGGAACCCGATCAGTCAGTGGGAGGCGTTCATCGGGCGGATCTTCGCTGTCCCGATGTACGAGGACCCGGACGGCGGCCAACACATGCCGGTGGCGGGCACGTTCCCGGCGTCGGATCCGAACGCGGCGCAGATGTATCTGCGCGGCCTGGCGCAGCAGTTCGCCGGGGAGACGGATATCCCGGTGGCGTCGCTGGGTGTCTCGCAGGAGTCGAATCCCGCGAGCGCGGACGCGATCGACGCGTCGCGCGACGATCTGGTCTATCTGGCCGAGGACGCGTGCGACACGGTGGGCGCTGCCGTGGACCGGTTGATGGTCTCGGCTGTGATGCTGCGCGACGGTCGCAGCGATGTTCCCCGTAGCTTGCGCAAGCTGCGGTCGCAGTGGCGTAACCCGAGGACGTACACCCGGGCCGCGATTGCCGACGCCGGGCAGAAGTTGATCGCTGCTGTCCCGTGGCTTGCGGAGACCGAGGTCGGCCTGGCTCGGCT